TGGTGATCTGATGGCTGCTAAGAAGAAAACTAAGAAGGATGCCTGTTACAAGAAGGTAGCGAGGGCAATGCCACAGAACTCTGCTTATCGAAGCGGTCACATGGTTAAGTGCCGCAAGGTTGGGGCAAAGAACTACAACATAGGCGGCAAGAAAAGTGGCAGCAAAAAAAAGTAGTACCAGTGGTGGCCTGAAGAAGTGGTTCGGGCAGAACAATGGTAAGGGTTGGGTAAATTGTAAGACAGGTGGCCCTTGTGGGCGCAAGTCAAAGAAGAGCGGTGGCTCTTATCCTGCCTGTAGACCTACTATGGCTCAGTGCAAAACCAAAGCAGGCAAAGCTGCTACTAAGAAGAAAACTTCTTCTAAGAAGGTTAATTGGAAACCGAAAGGGAAGAAGAAATGACGGATGAACGCCTCACAAGAATTGAGGACAAATTGGACAAGCTTTCAAACGCAGTCGTAACCCTCGCCAGAATGGAAGAGCGTATGATCACTGTTTTTAAGCGTATGGATCACATTGATGATCAGCAAAAAGCGATGTGGGATAGGATCGTTAAGTTAGACCAGCTTACTGCATCCAGAGGCCACAAGTTACAATTCTTTGAGCGTATCTGGTGGATTGTATTTACGGCGTCCATAGGAGCCTGCTTCGTGTACATGAGGACGTTAGGATGATGGAAGTAGAAAAGAAATATACGGATAAGCAGTTAGCGTTTTTGGATGCCCTGATGGGAGAAGCAGGGGGAAACATCCGCAAAGCTATGGATATAGCTGGTTATTCTAAATCCACTAAAAGTGGTGAAGTAGTTAAGAACTTACGGGAAGAAGTTATTGAACGTGCAAGCCTGATGTTGGCTATGAATGCACCTAAAGCAGCCTTTGGTATTATTGGGGTTCTAGATGATCCTAGTGCTATGGGCGCACGAAATTCGATCTCTGCCGCCCGTGAGATACTAGACCGTACAGGTTTGGTTAAGAAGGAACAGGTAGAGGTCACCAGCCAAGGCGGCGGTGTATTTATTCTACCCCCGAAAACTACTGATGACATGGGATAATAAGGCTAGGCCTAACAAGTCGGCACGAATACCTTTTGGTTATGTAGCTGACCCAGACAACCCCCTACTACTGTTTCCAGATGAAACTCTTGTAAAACTTGTAGAAGAGGCACTCGATTATCTGGAGAACGGACACGCTACCCGTAAGGTAGCAGAGTGGCTTACTGAAAAGGGTGGTCGTAAGATTTCACATCAGGGAATTATCCTGATTTGGAGAAGGCACAGGCCAGACAGTAAACGAATAAAAGATCTAGATAAGGCTACCAAGAAGCGTAGGCCTAAAACTAGCAAAGATAAAAAGATTGCTGCAGTTAAGCGCAAACGGTCAGACGCCAAACGTGTAGCAACCTTAATGACTAAGAAGCTGGCTGAACACGAAGACAAGCCAGAAACCATAAGTAACACACTGGATTTCTCAAGCGTTGAAGAACAGGCAAAGAAACAGGAAGTTGTATTCTCCCCAAATCCTGGGCCACAGACAGACTTCCTTGCAGCGCCAGAGAGAGAAGTCTTGTTTGGGGGAGCGGCAGGCGGTGGCAAAAGCTACGCTCTACTCGCAGATCCCATGCGCTATTTTTCAAATCCTGCATTCTCAGGACTCATCCTTCGCCGCACAAACGACGAACTGCGTGAGTTGGTTTTCAAGTCACAAGAACTCTACCCGAAAGCGTACCCAGGAGCGAAATGGCAGGAAAAGAAAAGCCAGTGGACGTTCCCTTCAGGAGCAAGACTATGGATGACATATCTTGAGCGTGACGAAGATGTCATGCGTTACCAAGGTCAGTCTTTCTCTTACATTGCGGTGGACGAACTAACCCAATATTCCACACCATATTCGTTCAATTATCTAAGATCTCGCTTACGGACAACAGACCCTGACCTGCCCACTTACATGCGGGCAACTACAAACCCAGGTGGCCCTGGGCATCAATGGGTCAAGAAGATGTTTATTGATCCTGCCCCTGCGAACAAAAAGTTTGTGGCGCAAGATCTCGAAACAGGCAAACCCCTTGTGTACCCTGATACACACGAAAAGGCGGGTGAGCCGTTATTTTATCGTAAGTTTATTCCTGCAAGCCTATACGACAATCCGTACCTTACAGAAGATGGTGCGTATGAAGCCAACCTTTTATCTCTACCAGAGAACCAAAGGCGGCAATTACTTGAAGGCGATTGGGCAGTATCAGATGGCGCTGCGTTCCCTGAGTTTAAACAGTCAGTTCATGTCGTAGACCCCTTCGATATACCCTCTGAGTGGGTAAGATTTAGATCAGCGGATTACGGATATAGTTCGTGGAGTGCAGTACACTGGTTCGCAATAGACCCAGCCTATGAAACTCTGATCGTTTATCGTGAATTATATCTCAGTAAGCACACAGGTAAGGATCTAGCAGCGGCTGTAATGGAAGCCGAAATGGGCGACAGGATCAGCTACGGGATTCTAGACAGTTCATGCTGGCACAACAGGGGGCAGATAGGCCCATCTATTGCAGAAGAAATGATTAACATGGGGTGCAGATGGCGTCCTAGTGATCGATCCGCAGGAGCAAGGGTAGCTGGCAAGAACCAATTCCACCAACGGCTAAAGGTGGATGACGTTACAGAGCAACCAGGATTAGTTTTCTTCAATACTTGCAGACAAATTATCGCAGATCTCCCGTCTATACCGTCTGACCCCAAAGGTTCTGATGATATTGACCCCAGATATGCACAAGATCACGCCTACGACAGTGTTCGGTACGGATTAATGAGCAGACCAAGGGCGTTTTCACCTTTCGACATGGGTAGAGGCGTACCGCAAACCCCCTACCGACCCGCAGATTCAGCATTTGGATATTAAAATATGGCTTTAATGGACAGACCAGAAGATTCTAACCCTGAAGAGGCTACCGAAACTGATCGTGTGGTGGCTTTAGAAGAAGATGGTGACGTAGAACAGGAGAATACAGAGTATTCTGGTGTTGTTTCGTTCATCGATGGGCAGTTTCGGCGGTCTAAAGAACATAGACGTACCGACGAAGACCGTTGGCTAACCGCATATCGTAATTATCGTGGTATATATGGGTCTGACGTACAATTTACGGACACTGAAAAGTCTCAGGCATTCATTAAAATCACGAAAACTAAGGTACTGGCTGCATATGCACAGGTTGTGGACGTACTTTTTGCTGGCGGTAAGTATCCGCTAGGCATTGAACAGCGTAAATACCCAAATAACGTAGCAGATGCGGTACATTATGATCCTAATTCCCTAACAACGGAAAAAGTTAAGGAAAAAACGGGTGTAGATTACACTGTACCCCGTAATATCGTGCGCCCAGAGATTGCTAAAGAGTTAGGCGTATATACAGACAAGCTAAAACCCATCGAAGACGAACTTGAGGCGGGTGCAGGTACAAATCCTGGTTCTATTACGTTTGAACCTGCTAAAGTTGCCGCTCAGAAGATGGAAAAGCGTATGCATGACCAGCTTGAGGAATCTCAGGCGTCAAAACATCTACGTTCTATGGCATTTGAGTGTGCATTGCTGGGTCATGGTCTGATTAAAGGCCCGTTTGCCTTTGATAAGGAATATCCACGGTGGACTGAGGAAGGTGAATACGATCCTCTCTTTGAAACCATCCCAAAAGTAGAATTTGTTAGTATTTGGGATTTCTTTCCTGATCCAGACGCTCGAAATATGGCAGAAGCTGAATATACGGTACAACGTCATCGTTTAAACCGTTCACAAATGCGTGGATTAAAGTCTAGACCTTTCTTTAGGGAAGAGTCTATAGATGAAGCTATTGATATGGGTGAGTCTTACGAGAAGAAGTATTGGGAACAAGACATGGAGGATGAGTCACAGTATAGCTCTACTCCATATCGCTACGAGGTGTTAGAATTTTGGGGTTACGTAGATACCGACCTCTTAGCAGAACATGGTGTAACAATACCCAAAGAATTACGTGACTCAGAGCAGCTAAGTGTAAATGCTTGGGTGTGCAACGGTAAAGTTTTACGTTTAGTTCTTAACCCGTTTAAG